GTTTTGCTCGATAACCAAGAGATAACGATTCCATTCTGTGTTCTATAATGTCTTCAATCGTTTCCATATCCTTAATAACAATGTTTCCGACCACGTTGTCATTATCAAGCCAAACTTTTAAAATTGTTCCGACATCATAGTTCCTGTAATTTCCTGTGGTCACTACTTCATTTGGATGAAGTCTTGTAACCGACTTTCCCTCAATGCTTGCCATCGCTTCGTCTGAAAATACATCTTCCGCAAATCGATGAACTTTTACTATTTCACGTCCGCCCTTATCTATTTCCTGTGCATGATATTCCTGCACGCCCGTGTGTCCAAAAATTGCTTCGTCACAATACAGGTAACCTGTTTCTTTGTCAATCCGTCTCTTTTCGGAAAGTTTGATTTGAAACGAGAAGTTGCCTTTTCCGTCAACAAACACGACGGGTGAGTGATCGTTATTCATTCAATCACTCCTTTCCATTTTCTTTATTTAACACGTGTCTTTTAAAAAGCCCTTTTGATTTTGTCGGGTCACCGCCGGACTTTCCACCCTCGGCACTCGCAGGGTGTTCGACACCTGATAAACCACCATTTGCCTGATTAAGTTCACGTGCTATGTCGACTTGGTCTGTTGCATGTGTCCTTATCTTTCCATCTTTTGTTCCATTCTTGACTTCCTCAATATATTCTTCGCTAATTTGATGGAACAAGTTTGATGGATTTTCAAGCATGTCTGTAAGCATACGCTGATAATCCATAAGTGATATGCCGTTGTCTTGATAAGCCGTGGAAAGTACATCGGTCATGGTTCTCATGATTTCGGCTTTTTGTGTCGGCGTAAGAGTAACAATTGTGTTGAACTTAAAGTCAAAGTCCTTTATTTTCTTTCCGAACAACGACTTATATATTAACGGGATCAAAATGTTATACATTGGACGAATTTCCTTATTTTGCAAGTTTTCAATGTTGAACACCGATTGTAAGTAGTTTTCGCCGTCATACTCCAATCCCGGAAACATAATACTGATTGGTGTTGCAAATGCGTTTGCTAACTGCCTCATGCTTTGTTCAAGTGCTTTTTCATTTCCAAGCATTGAACTTTCAGCAAACTTAAACTCGTCCTTTTCGCCAAGCATGACAAGCCCATGTGCTGTCGTCTCTTTCATAAGATTGACTTTGTCATGAATGACTTTTCTTGAATAGTTGTTTGCAAGTGTTGCTTCAAAGCCTGCCATGTTCAAAATGCCCAAATTATTTTTAACCGCCGACTTTGCCGTTGCCGACCAAAGTATCTCATGACGTTCAAGGTCAACGTATGCGGTTTCTATAATAGATGTAGACCAATACCTTTCAACTTGCGTCTCAATATGAGATAATGAATATGGGTTGAAGAGCAATAGCCAACTGCGGTGAACAAGGAATGATGTTCCTCCTTGCTTGAACATGCTTTGCTTGACTTCTTTTGCATTCACCCCCGAAAATCCTGCAAGACCACCTGATAGGTTCACTCTATAAAAGAGTGGTTGTCCCAACAAGTCAGCCTCGTAAATTCCATACTCATCACCAATATTTTCAATCACGTTTTTTTCAAGCGCAGGTTCAATTTGATACCATCTTGCAAGCGGTTTGATACCCACAAACTCACCTTTGCGAATTTCATCAATACGCAGTGGTTTTTTATAATCTTCGTATCCTTGCCTGCCTTTAATGATAATCAATCCTGCTGAACCACCGTAAACGATACCGCTTTCTAAAACTTTTTGCAAAGGCCTGTAAAGCCTTGAAAATTGTTGCTGTGTCATGTTCAATTCTTTGCTTGTCATGCGTTGGTCGCTTGAATTGATGTCAATACCTTTTGCAAGCGGTTGTGAACTTAACCAATCAACCGCACGTTTTACATAAGGATTGGAACGCCAAATCAAATCAATCCTTGGAATATTCCATGTCAGTCCACGTTTATTTGAAACCGATGTCAATGGACTTGCAAGTTGTGCCACTGCACTTTGTGTTGCGAGTGAATTGTCTATAAAACTTCTCTTGTCATCGTCGTCATCTTCCCTGTAATACATTAAATCTTCGTCAAGCATGCGTCGAGGGACATATTCATTCACCAAAGAATCCTGAACCTTCGCTCCAAAAATCGCTTGCGTCGGTTTGGAATCCGTCATTGTCGTTTCCGTTGAAGATTCTAATGACTTCTCTGACCAAGTCCCGTTGGCTATCTTCCGTGCTTTCATCTCCTGAAACTCGGCTTCCGTCATCGTTTTCTTCTTCGCCATCCTCTTCTCCTCCTTTCCACATGCCTATTCTGATTAAAGTGTTAAACACGTATCTAATCGGGTCAACCAAATCATCGTTGACTTTCCTAACCTTTTCCTTGCCTGTTTTTTCATCAAATGGTGCTTCATACGAACCTATCTGCTCAATCGTATAAATGCAACTTTCATGAACACGGTATTTCAACTTTGCAATCGCTGTCTGAATAAACGGTATGCCAATCAAATCCTTGTCCTGATACTGATGTGATTCTTGCTTTTCATAACCTTTGACATTCCACACACGGTTGTTTGCCTCACGCACAGGTATGCCCCTGTCTTTCAAATATTTGACCAATTCAATCGCACTTGGGTCTACAATCACCATCGCAGGCATTTCCCTGTTTCGCCTTGCACGTATAAGCCGTAATAACTCCAAGTAAATGCTTTCAAGCCCACGGTTTACAATATTTGTGCCTTTGAAGTCCAACAGGCTTTCCTGCAACTGCCACACAATTCCATTTTCGAAATCAACTTCACAGTCAATCATGCCGTTTGGATGGTTCAAACCCTTGTCTATTGCTATTATACGCTCTGTTTGCTGATAATTAAAGTGGTTAATGTCACCTTTGAATATATTTTTATCGGTAAACATATTATATACGGCACTATCGGTTGACCTGCGGATACCTAAAATGTATTGATTGTATGCCGAAGTCCCCGGTGCGTATTGGTTCTTGAAGTACTGCCTTTGCATGTCTGTCATAGCAAGGTTATCATCAATCGTAAAGTGAGTGTAGTAAAAGTCATAAGCGTTAAATATGCCGTTAGGATTGACCCCGCCACGCTTAAAATTGACGATTTTAGACATGGATTTGTTAAAACAATAGTCATCTTCCGTCAAATCTTCGCAAAATTGCTGAACATTTAAATCACGTATGATTTTGCGGAACTCAAAATTTACAAACAATGCTTTTTCGTTCAGATATATTTGTTCTCGTGTTGATAACTCTTTTGCTTTTCCAACACCTTTTTGCAAAAGATATTCTTCAACAAGTTCCACACGTTTCTTGTCACGGTCTTCGTTAATCTTGCGTTCTAACTGTCTGAACTTGTCGCTATACTTGTCACGTATCATTTCCATTTGCTCAATATCACGCAAAGTCGCAAGTTTCGGTCTTTCAAAGTCTTGATAAAACATAGCCGAACGCCCTGATGGGTTTTGTGTCATTAACATCAATGGTTGCAACGCACTTGTCATACGAAACTTTGCTTGGTTTAGACCCTTGACATGGTGGTTCAACGTTTCATTGACGTAACAACTGCCAATCGTAAATCCTTGAAATTTATTGCTGTCGTTTTCCTTTTCGTTACCGTAAAACAAGATTTCTTTTTGCCGTCCGTAATTGTCAACAAACTTGTAAACACCACGTTGAGCACCACTTATGCTTTCACGAACAAATACCCCGTGAGGTATAAGAAAAAACAGCCCGAAACCCGAAGACATCAAAACTGTTCTCAATACGTGTTCAAGACTTGATCCCAACGCAAGATGTGTCGGGTCAGGTGTCACTTGCAAAAATCTTGCCCATGCAAGCAGTGAGTAAATGTCCTTACCACCACGGACTGAACCCTCAACCTCAATTGTTGAGTAGTCATTAGATAAAACGGTATTATATAAATCAAGTGGTTTTTGAAATGCAGGTTTCCCACCTTGCCAAAAAGGTGCATCCAAAGTCCCGTGTGCGTACGGCGGTGATGGCCTATCACTTTCCGCATATTCTAACACAGTCTCGTTGAAGATGTTCTCAATTATGTTACGATACTTGGCATTTGAATTGACATACATTGATCGCAAACTTTCGTCCAACTTGCCAAGTTCCAAATCACGGTAATTTTCCGCAATCTGCCTTACGGTTTTGTTTTCAGTCATAATCAATCCCCAAATCATAAGAATCGTTTCCGCTTGCTTCAATAATCGTGCGGTTTAATTCCTTGCCACCGCCCTCAACATACACATTGATTTGTTGTAAACTGTTTTTCTTTTCCATACCCTTAACCTTGACAGCCAAACTTCTCATCCGTGCCGTATAGTTACTCTTGTCTTTTGCCAATGCGTCATTCATGATTTCCTGTTCCAAAATTTCTTCATCTTTGAAGCCACCCTGCAACATAATGTCTTTCATTGGTTTCACAAGTTCTTTCAGCCTATTTTTCCTGAAATATGCACCTGCCATTTGCCGAATTCTCAATAATGTATTTGCCTTTTCAGGATTTTTATAAGTAACCCACTCGTACACCGAATTCCCACTTCCATCCACTCCACTTTCTTGCCTTTCGGTTATAAACAGGTCTTCAAATATATTCTTGTTAGGGTACGACATCATGAAACTTGCCAAGATATTTCCCTGCGTTTCTTCTCGACTATTTGGCTCCAACACATTCGGCTCGATATAGTACATTAGCATTTTCTGTGCAACATCTTCCAAACCCATATACGCAACAGGCAACCCCATCTCCTGCTCCATCAAATA